GGTGGATGTAACCGCCTCGAAGCCGATGGGTGATTACTTGCTTGTCACGGCTGCCGTCCTCAAGGAAGTGTCGCTCGTCGAGAGCGCCGCATTTTCTAGCGCATCCGTCGATGAAATTATGGCGGCGCGAGCTGCTATCGAAGCTGCAACTAGCACAAAAGAAAAAACTACTACTATTTCTACGACTATCGTAGAGATCGAAAAAGAAACCGAAACAGAAATGGAGGAGGCCGTGACCACTGCCCCTGAAAATACACCGGAGGAAACCCCGGTAGATACACCGGCCGAGGCTGAAAAGGTCGAGGCTGCTCGTAAGATTATCCGTCCCTCAGTACTAGATTCTCAGCGCCTACGCACTCCAATCGTCTCTATGGCAACATACACAGAGCACAAGATTAAGGCTGCACTAGGTAGCGATGAATCAAAGCTATATGTAACTGCGGCAGATGATTTTTCTACAAACCCTGCATTTAATCCAACACAGTACCTACAAGAATTTGTAACTAATACTCGTTTTGGTACTCCTGCTATTGATGCCTGCTCTCAGGGAGTCCTCCCAGCTAGCGGTATGACTATTAACGTGCCCTCACTGGTCACGGCTGCAGGCGGCGGTACAGGTGTAGCGCCAACCGTTACAGTAGAACCTGAAAACGGTGCAGTATCTAATACAGATATGCAGACTAGCTATCTTACGGGATCGGTGTCCAAGTACTCCGGAATGGGCACGATTTCGATTGAGCTCCTCGAGAGGTCGGATCCGAATTTTTATGCTGAGCTTACACAGCAGCTCCAAAATTCTTACTTGACTACTATCGATACTGCAGTAGTAAACGCTCTACTTGCAGCTGGTACTTTTGCCTCAGCTACTACAGGTGATAGCGATGGAATTATTGCTTACACTTCACAAGCTGCAGCAGCGGTATACAAGAACACAGGTTACTTTGCACAGAACTACATCGGAAATGCTGCACAGTGGAATTTACTAATGGGCGCGACCGATACCACAAAGCGACCAATTTATAACGCTATCCAACCTATGAACGCAGCCGGACAGGTAGGGCCTCGCTCTATTCGCGGTAACGTACTAGGACTTGATCTATACGTAGACAAGAACTTTACAGAGACAACAGTCGATGATAACTCAGCAATTATTTTGGCTCCTGAGGCATTTACGGTTTACCGTAGCCCACAGGCTTATATGTCAGTGAACGTAGTATCTAACCTACAAGTACAGGTTGCGATCTATGGATTTATGGCAACTATTGCAAAGATGCCTAACGGTATCGTTAAGTTTGCAAAGCTACCGTAAACAAAACCTAATAGTCGGTAGGGCTCTTAGCCCTTTGAGCCCTACCGGCCTTTTTTAAGTGAGGAGATGACAGTGCCGGCCACATACGTAACCGAGGCAGAGCTACGAGCCAATCTTGGCATCGAGGCTTTATATAGCTCAGATATCGTAGAGACCTGCTGCCAAACTGCTCAAGATATTCTGAACCAATTTTTATGGTTTGACTCAGCTCCGGTAGTCGGAGTTACGCTACAAAACAATATTGCTACTGCGATGATCGCTAATCCTGCAATCTTTAGTACCGGGCAGTCTGTAACCTTGAGTGGATGCGGCTCAACCTTTAACGGTACCTACACGATCACCGGTACTTTGCCTTGGACTAACGGCACCTCTACGCAGCTGCCGTCTATCGCGTGGAATACTCAGGCGTGGAATTGGCCGGCAGGTTATAGCTTTATTCAGTTTACAAAGGTAGCCGCTAACGTTAATTTTCAGCGCATACTTCCTTACGGATCAGCCGTCGGAGCAGATACAAAGACTAACTCTTATGCCACTACCCCAGCCGTACGCGAGGCTGCGATGATTTTGGCTACTGACATTTTCCAAGCTCGCCAAGTCTCACAGACCGGCGGCGTATCTATTGACGGATTCAGCCCGAGCCCCTATCGCCTCGGTAATTCGATGATCGGCAAAATCCGCGGGCTCATCGCTGGATACACAAACCCAAATAGTATGGTCGGCTAGTTATGCCTGCACCTATTACTACTTTACGTGCAGCTATTGCAGCTGCTATCGATGCTCCGAATAGTTACAGTACCTTTAGTTTTCCGCCGCCTACAATAATCGCCAACTCGGTTATCGTATCTCCGGCCGAACCGTATTTAACTCCAAGTAATAATGAGTACATAGGCATTTCACCTATGGCGAACTTTCGCATTATTTGTAATGTACCGATGCTGGATAATCACGGGAACCTTAACGGTATCGAAACTTTAGTATGCGCCGTAGTAAAAAAATTAGCGGACTCTAGTATCGTGATGAACATAGGAAGCGTTAGTGCACCTACAATTTTATCCGTACAAAGCGGCGACCTTTTGACAGTCGATCTAAATATATCCGTACTATCGAGCTGGGAGTAACAAATGCCATATACAGAGGATGACCTAAAGTTTTTGCGAAAGATTGGGCAGATCGTAGACGAGCCTGAACCGGTCAAAGTAGCAAAAGCAAAGCCAACACCAACACCTACTACAGAGAGCGAGGAATAGGCTAATGGCCATATTCTTATCAAATGGAGTGGTCGTAACCCTTAACTCGGTAGACCTCTCAGATCACGTAACGTCAGCCACGATTAACAGAGTTTTCGAAGAATTGGAAATTTCTGCAATGGGCGATAACGCGAGACGTTTTACAAAAGGCCTAGAAACTTCAACAGTAACTCTAGACTTCCTAAACGATACTGCTACCGGTGAAGTCCTACAGACTTTGCAGGCAGCCTGGGGTACTACAGTGCCTCTAACACTTAAGCAGACTAGCGCGGTTGTTTCACCAACCAATCCTGAGTACCAAACTACGGTGCTTGTGAACAACACCACCGACATTAACGGTGCCGTCGGGGACATCAGTACACAATCGATTACATTTACGTGTAATTCAGTAATCGTAGTAGACACCACACCATAACCAACTAACAAAGGGGCAATCAAATGGCACGACTTAAAATAACAAGGGCTACCGGGGATGTAACAGAGCACCAAATTACTCCACGTATCGAGTATGCCTTTGAGCTCTACGCAAAGAAAGGTTTTCATAAGGCCTTTCGTGACGACGAAAAGCAGACCGATTTATTTTGGTTAGCTTGGGAATGTATTAGGACAAGCGGCGAAACGGTAAAAAGTTTTGGCCCTGAGTTTTTAGATACATTAACTCGAGTCGAGGTATTAGACGACGAGCCTTTAAGCTAGGGCGGGATTCCCTAACACACTTGGTAGCGCAACTATCAATACGGTTAGGGATCCCGCCTCAAGCGGTACTCGATCTCGATACTGAGATGTTTAAGATGTTAGTCAGAGTATTAAACGAGCAAGCGGAGGAGTCTAAAAATGTCCGTAAAACTAGACGGGTATAAAGAGACTCTACGCGCGATCCGTAAAATAGATCCCGAGCTATTAAAAGAAATGAATAAAGAGATTAAAGGCATTATGATCCCGATACGGGATAAGGCTCGAGGCTATGCGCCATCGTCCGCGCCGGGTGGTCTTTATAACTGGGACGAGGGTACTCAAGGCAAAAAGATTACGGCCCGTAATTCTGCGTTTAGAACTTTTAACGAGAGCGGTAGTTTACGCCGTTTTCCTTTTTATGATGCTGAGGCAGCTCGTAAAGGTATCTATTACTCAGCTACTCCAAGTGAGCGTAATAAAAACGGTTTTAGAGCTATGTACTACATCGCTAATAAATCCGCCTCAGGAGCAATCTATGAAACCGCCGGCCGTACTAATCCCGGAGGATCGCCTAAAAGTAAATCTAATAACCCTAACGCCGGTGCTAATTTTGTTAGTCGTATGGGGCCTCTATATGGCGATGGTCGCGAAAACCGTGGCCGTATGATCTTTAGAGCGTGGGCAGAGGATCAAGGCAAAGTACAAGGCTCGGTAATTAAAGCTATAGAAAATACCGTAAACGCTTTTAATCAAGGCCGATACGCTAAGGCGGCATAATGAGAAACTTACCTAGTCTCGTCGTAAGCGCCGTATCCACGTGGGACGGTAAAGCCCTAGGCAAAGGCCAAAAGCAATTAGGCAGCTTTGAGAAAGGCATTAAAAGCGTAGCTAAAACTCTAGGCGTTACTTTTGGCGCTGCGGCTATGTTGGCCTACGGTAAAAATGCCGTTAAGGCTTTTGCAGAAAACGAGAAGTCAGCCAAACGCCTCGAGACAGTACTAAAAAATCTAGGGTTATCTTTTGATACGGATATTATCGAAAAGAAACTCGGCGACATATCGGCCAAGTTTGGCTATGAGGGAGAAGTATTACGCGAGGCTTTTCAGAAACTCGTAACCGCAACCGGTGATACGGCTAAAGCTCAGGATCTATTAAACCTTTCGCTAGACGTGGCCGCTGGATCGGGCCAAGATTTATTAACGGTAAATCAGGATCTCGCAGCGCTATACGTGGGCAACACTAAAGGCCTTAGAAAATATAACCTAGGCCTTACACAGTCAGAGTTAAAGACCTTAGATTTTAATGATGCAGTTACATTATTAACTAAAACTTTCGCCGGATCAGCTACGGCCGAACTTGAGACTTACGCCGGCAAGATGCGCGTACTCAGAGAGGCGGCAGGTAACGCTCAGGAAATCATAGGTAAAGGTTTAGTCGATGCTTTATCCGGTTTGGGCGAGGATACTTCCGTAGCTAACTTAGCTGCCAATATGGAAAAAGCGGCTTTAAGTACGGCCGATGTTATCCGTGGTATTGGAATATTAGCCGACAAATTGAAAATCATTCCGGGCTTTGATAGTAAAGATTGGGAATATGTTTATAACATTTCTTATCTTAAGTGGATAAAAGATTTAGGCACGGACGATAGGCTAAAACCTAAGCCGTTTACTACACCTATGACGGTATCGGGTGCTACCGATGCACAAGTAAAGGCAGACAAGGCTAGAGCCGCAGCTGCAGCTGCAGCCGCTAAGCGTGAGAAAGAAAGATTAGCTTTATTAAAAAAGCAAGCAATCGTAGAAAAGAATAAACTGGCCTTAACTAAGGCCGCTGCGGTTTTTGATACTACTCGTATTTCACTAGCTGCAGCTCTTAAGGCTACCTATGATAAAGAGACTAAACTACGCCTTGAGGCTTTACAGGCTATCGAGGAGGATAACGGCGAGTTAGCCCTTAAGAAAATAGGCGAGTTAGCAGCTTTCCAAAAAAATGCAGACCTAGAAAAGTTAGCCGGTATTAAACAGATCAGCGAGGCTACGCTGCTAGATATTAACACTCAGCTACTAGCTGAACTTTCTGCTATTGATAAGTCTAAAATGGCCGAGGGCGATAAAGAACTAGCACGTGAGGAGGCGTTTAAGAAATATAACGCCGCCATAATCGCAGCTGGACAGTTAGCCGCTAAAGAGTCATATAGCGAGCGCGTACAGATCCAACTAACCGAGATAGCACGTTTGGCCTCTATTAGTAAGACTACGAGCGCGGCTAATACTGCAGCTCTACTACGTGAGTCCGCCGAGTTATCGATGATCGACCGCGTAGCCAAGGCACAAAAGGCGGCCGACGATGCTCGACTTAAGGCTCTCCAAGAGTACGCGGCGGCTTTAGGCAAAATCGGTACCGGGTCTACCGCAACTCCGGGTGCTACCGATGCTCCGGTTTATACAATTCCAAAAAATACGACAGATTTTACACTTAATAATCCAACCATTTTTAAGTTAATAGATAAAATGCTCCCTAGCAATTCATATAATGAGCAATTAGTAACGGCATTAAATGCGGGTGCAGATTTACCTAGCGCGGTACGAGGGTCTAACTACCAAGCTCGAGCTGAGCAGGAGTACGCAGCATCACTAGCTAAAATATCGCTTAGCGATCCAACGGCTCAAGGCTCATTGATGCAGGGTTTAGCCTCCGGCCTAAGCCTTTCAGCTGCGAGCAGCGGCGCGCGTTATGCAGCTCAAGCGGCGGCTCAGTACGACATAACAATTAACGCCGGCTACGGTACAGATCCCGAGGCACTAGCTAGAACTTTCGAGGATATCCTTAACCAATCCGGATATCGTGGCACCTCAACTAATCGCGGCTCAGGAGTATACGTAGAGTGAGCGCTTGGCTACCCGAGTGGAAAATTATCGTAGGCACTACCGTCTACGATAATGTCCTGAGCGTGACTATGGCCACTGGTCGCGATGATATCGACCTACAGTGCAACGCTGGTTATGCTCGTATGGAAATCGTAAACATAGATAATACGGCTTTTGATATTGACGTAACCGATAGCCTGACCTTAGAACTCAAGAATAGCGCCGGCGTATACGTGCCGGTGTTTGGCGGTACGGTATCCGATTTTGGCATATCCGTACGCTCGCCTGAGGAGGTTGGCTTTGTAACAATCGGTAAT